TGTACGAAGTGGACATCGACCAAGCCTTCTGCGTGATCAGCGTGTACGATCCTGAAGAGCCAGAGCGCGAGGCTGAGCTGCAAGTGCTGCAGATGGATGGCTTTGAGCTGGTGCAGCAACAGGCCGTCATGCAGGACACTGTGAAGAGATACTTTAGTCAGTTCTATCCTGGCGGCAAGGCGTTTGCGCTCACCACGGATAGGGGGTAAGATAAGCATGCCCTGAACAGGGGCTCCAATACTCCCCAGGAGAAACACCATGGCCAATCGGCCCCCAATCACCGCCGCTCTCGATCTGACTGGCGATTTGCTTAATGCTCTTAAAAAAGCTGGTCCCAACGAGCGAGGTAATTATTCGCTTGACATGGCTGTATGGCCTAACGAAAAGCGCACCTCTGACCGTGCCCCTGGTTTCACGGGCTCTGTCAAAGTGAAAGGCGACAAGGATGGTCCCAAGGGCTATGCCAGCGTCTGGCAGAACGAAAGCTCTGAAAGCTCTTCTGATCTGTTCTGATCAACTGGGGGGCGAGTAATCGCCCCTTTCTTTTCCTCTATTACCATGACTCTGCTTAACGACAAGCAAATTGCCAAGCTTGCTGAGAATGACATCTTTTTGCCTTACGTTGGCGAAAAATGCAGAGAGCTTGACAATGGCACAAAAGCAATTTCCTACGGGCTCTCGCAAGCAGGCTATGACATTCGCCTGTCTTCCGTTGAGTTCCTAGTTTTCACTACAGATAACTGGGGCAGTGCGCCGTACGAGCTAGACGCCAAGCGGTTTGACACTGAGCCCACTGAAACGGAACTGGTTGAGCAGGAAGACGGTTCATGCTATTTTCTGCTGCCTCCCCATAGCCACGGCCTTGGTACCAGCCTTGAGCTAATTTCCATGCCGAACGACGTGTTTGCTCTTTGTGAAGGCAAAAGCACTTATGGGCGCTGCGGACTCATTGCCAACATTCTTCCCGTTGAACCTGGTTGGAGTGGCTACCTGACCATGTGCTTTGTCAACCCCACGGCATTCCCCATTCGCCTCTATGCCAACGAAGGCATCGCTCAGTTGGTGCTATTTGGCATTGAGGAAGTGGGACAAGCTTACACTGGCGCCTATCAAAACCAAGGCGCTAGGGTACAACTAGCCGCTGTCTAAGCATTGAGTGCTCTTGAAGATCAATTTCTTAGTTCGTGGCAAGCTCATCATCCTCGGTTAATTCTTGAACGAGAATTTTCTGACATTGCGGCTTGGGAAAAAGATTATCAAGAGCGCCATGCAAAAAATAAACGCTCAAGAAGGTATCGCCTTGACTTTGCTCATCCCGACAGTTGCACTGGCATCGAAATCCAGGGTGGTGTTTACAATCGTGGTCGCCACGTCACTGGCAGCGGCTATGAGCGCGATTGTCGGAAATATAATCTCGCATATACGAGCGGGTGGACGATCTTCCTCTTGACTAGCCAAATGGCCAAGGAAGTTTATTGGTATTCTTTAATTGCTTCTCATATTTGTCAATCACGACAGAGGCTTGGGTGAGCATTTCATCAGCAGCCTCAAGAGAGCTATCTCGCACTGCAAGAGCTTGACGAAGTTGAATGTTCTCCAGCATCAAGCTTTGAAAAGCAGTTTGCAGCGATGACCAACCTTCCAAAAGATTTTTGGCAACAGGCTTAAGCTGTTCTACACTGGTGCATTCGTCAATGGCCCTGCGATTAACAGTTAGGGCAAACTGACGCTCAGTAGAATGCTCGAACGGACCCATAGCGGCCAAATATTTTTGTCCATTGTAGTCAAATTGTACCGGCAAACAATACTTCATGGCAACCAATCGTTCTTTTGTTACTAGGCTACAGACGAACAATGGAAACAAGCAGTTTGTACGGGCAGTGGACGATGGGGAAAAAGCCGAAATCTTGCGTCCGGCTTCCCGAAGGTATAAACTGAGGCGTTCGCCAACGGACCATGATTGGACGCCAGGAGAAAGAGTGGTACTGGTCGCCTTCACAGGGGCTGGTCTGGTGCCAACGTCCATTCATGGCACCTTCCAAGGCTTTACAAAGGGAAGCAATGGAAGAAAGGCTGCAATGGTTCAATGGGAGCAAAACGATGTTCTCGTCTCTAGTACAGTGGCAATTCAACGCATCCGCCCCATCGCCTGCATTCCTCAATGACCAACGAAATGGCTTCTGATCCTTCCTTGACTGCGCTGCTTGACGACTACGCCATGAATGCCATGATTGCTCTCATGCAAGTGTATGCACCAGAAGAATGGCCAGAGGGGCAGGAAAAAGCTGACAAGTGGTGCGATTTCATTTCCACGCGCTCCTATTACATGGCTGCAGCAATGATGGATGCTCGTCACAAGTTCTATTCCGTTCTTGCTCAAGTTGCTGAAAGCAAGGAAGATGACAATGCTTGATCCTCTCGTTGATGGCAAAAGCTCTTTACGACTCCTTGATTCCATGGGGAGCAGCCTTTCTGTCGTCAATGATGCTCGTCAGTCTTTTGCTGCAGAAAGCCCAGAATGGACAGAACGCGACGGCAAACTTCTTCGCTACCTTGCAAAGCATCATCACACTTCTCCTTTTAGGGGTGTGGTATTTAAATGGGCTATAAAGGCCCCGTTGTTTGTGGCAAGGCAATGGTGGAAACACACAGTGGCCTCCACTTTTGTTGACGATCAGTTGGGCTGGAACGAAAAAAGCTTTCGTTATTGCTCGGCTGAAGAAGCAGAATTTTACATTCCCATGGAATTCTTGCAGCAAAGCGAAGACAACCGTCAAGCGTCTGCAGGACCTCTTCAGCTTCGTGAACAAGCGCTAGCCCTAATGCAGTATTCACAGGCAATAGAAGCTTGCAAGCAGGCTTACGAGGGACTTCTGCTGACGGGCGTAAGCAAAGAGCAGGCTAGGGCTATCCTGCCTTCTGCGCTCTATACAAGCTTTGTCTGGACTTGTTCCTTGCAGGCTCTGTTTCATTTCATTTCCTTGCGTATCGGTCACGGAGCCCAGGGAGAAATTGTGGCCTATGCTAAAGCGCTGCTTGAACTAGGCAGACCAGTGGCGCCAGAAGCTTTTGATGCCTTTGCTGAAAACAACTATCAATTCTGATCATGCACGATCCCGTTAACAGTCCCGCACACTATGCCGACACTAATGGAAACATTCAATGCATTGAAGCCATTGAAGCGTCCATGAGCACAGCAGAGTTCAAAGGCTTCTTAAAAGGTAATGTTCAAAAATATGTTTGGCGCTATTCTCAAAAGAATGGCTCTGAAGACCTTAAAAAAGCCAAGTGGTATCTTAAGCGCTTGATTCTCATTTGCGAAATGGAGGAGGCAACGGGAAGAGCAATTGAAGAAACCACTAAAGAAGTGTTGGGCGTTAATTACGATCCCGACGATTATTTAAAAGCAAGTGGCTGTCCTGATGGCTTCTGTCCTATGCCTAGTGTGCGTCAAGGACCTTCAGAGGCCATGTTCGCTCCCATTTGCGACCACTAAGCAGCACACCACTCACTTAAAGGAAAGGGGCCGACAGCGGCCCCTTTTTCGTGCAATGGTAATACGCGCTGAGTTGCTTCGCACCATGCTTCCCAATCGGAAAGATTTGTATGAGCGCTCACGAAACTATGGTGATGAATCCAGCTTAAAAGCAGTTCTTCGCGCCTTGTTGTCCAAAATTCTTGAGGGCGCCACCATTCAAACAAACGCAGACTGCCCTTGGAGGCATTGCAAGAAAGACAGGAAGGCGCATTGTTCCATTTTGCAAAGTGCGGGCCGCCTTTGCTTTTAGGGACAATGTGATCAATCGTTAGCTTTTCATTCCATTTGCCACAATAGGCACAAGCACAGTGACCAAATGGCCCTCGTAATTGATAGTCTTCAAAAATACTTTTTCTATAGCGTCTTTTAGCATCACCAGGCCGTAGTTCAGAAAGCGAATGGAGGAGTTCTTCAGGTCCATTGCTCATCCCCATGATGATATTTGGTTGGCTTCTTTCAAGCTTAAAGCCAAAATTAAACCATGGTGGAATGTGTAGAATGAACAAAAGAAAGTTTTTATTTCAATGAATGCCTGGCAAGCAAAGCTCGCGGACTTCGCAGTAGTTCTCACCGCAGGCATGCTTCTTGCCACTGGTGGAATGATGATGAGCATCGGTCATCAACAAGTGAGAATAGCAGCTCAAATTGAAACCATCACGGAAAAATTAGACGTACTTACGGAAAACATGAAAATGATGGAGGAGCGAGTGCGCTCTTTGGAAATTAAACGCTAGGCTTTTATCAAAGGCATGACTCCCATGGAACCCATCGAATGGTTTGTTATTGGTGGCATTCTCGTTGCTGCTGCTGACCAGATTCTTGACCACTCCCCCTGGAAAAGTAACAACATTCTTCAGCTCGTCATGGAGGGCCTGAAGACCATCTTCCGTTCTAGCAAGTGAGCGAAGTCGCCAATTCCTGGGAAGGCGTAAGCCTCCATGCACGGCGCGTGGGGGCTAAATTTCCCGAGCTTGTAGCAGCACAATGGGCATGTGAAAGTGGCTTTGGAAAGCACACATCTGCTCGACATAATTACTTTGGCCTAAAAAGCTCTGGCGGCGCCAGTACAACGAGCACCACTAAAGAGTTTTACGATGGACAATGGATTACAATTAGGGCTGGTTTTATTGATTTCCCAAGCCTTGCCGCTTCCATTGAATACCTTGTATCTCGCTGGTATCTTGATTGGCGGTCGTACAAGGGCGTGAATCATGCCCCCAATAGAAACGCTGCAGCAAAGATGCTGCAAAATCAAGGCTATGCTACTGACCCTAACTATGCTGATAAACTCATTCGCTTAATGAATCAATATGCACCGTCATCAGTCATGAGCAATTCCCCTATTCGCCTTGCCAACGCAGCTAAATTTTACAAAGAAGAAAGCCATCAGCTTGCAGCATGGAATTGGCTTCAAGAAAAGCTGAGCAATGCCGAACTAGAGGAGTTTGCGGAGCTTTATCGAGCGGCTCCTGCTGCTAAACCTCCGCTCATCTCCAATCCGTTAAATATACCATATTTCAGCCAAAGGGATAACGTTTCTGGACAGGGGCAGCGAGAATGCTTTAGCAGCTCTTGCGCAATGATTGCAGCATATTATGGCAAGGTAAAAACTGATGATGAATATAATACTATTCGCGCTCGCTTTGGTGACACCACCAATGCCAATGCACAAGTCAAGGCCCTCCAGTCTCTTGGCCTAAAAGCTTCTTTTGTTGTTGATGGCAACGAAACATTGCTGCAAAATGAAATCAGGGCTGGCCGTCCAGTGGCAGTGGGATGGCTGCACCACGGGCCGTTTAATGCTCCCACGGGAGGCGGACATTGGAGCGTTGTCGTTGGTTTCAATGCTCAAGCTTATATTCACAATGATCCCTTCGGTCAGGCCAATATTATCAAAGGAGGTTATATCGGCGCCAACGGTGGGCAAAATATTGCCTATGGGAAACAGAATTGGCTGCCCCGTTGGAGAGTGGATGGCACTGGCGGATGGGCCGTGTTAGTAAGCAAATGACAAACGAAGCCATCTTCAATGCACTTTGCCACGAACTAGCGCTATTCGCCATTCGCAAATGGCCGTCGCTTACCTTTAATCCATGGATCAAAGCGCTGCTTGCCTGGTGCAAGCCTGATTGGACAGAATGGAAAACCCAGCAAACTGTCAAGAAAGTTGACGAGCAAGCTACTGAGCTAGTGAAGCAATGGGAAAAAGAGGGGCGGGAAATCGTTGCCGATAAGCTTGCTAGCAAAGCCCAGGAGCTGTTTCCAGCAGCCACAATCACTCCCTTGCCTGATGCCATTGTCCCTTCCGTGATGATCGTTCACGAGGCTCCTGAGAGTGCTAGCGACGCTGTTAAAGCCTTGGGAGGTGAGCTTCGTATTACTTGGACTTTAGACGGACTAAAATAAGAACAGACAATTTATTGCCATGGAAATCATTGTTGGTTTGGTAATGTTTTCCGCAGGAATGGCAATGGCTAGTCGCATGTACCATCAATGCGTTCATCCTTACCATCCTTCATGCAAGCTTTCTGCTCAACCTCCAAGCCTAAAAAAATAAGGTTGTGTAGTTTCATGTAGTGGCAAGACATGCCATCCATATAGTCCACATTGAAGGTGTCGTACATGGCGTGACGATAGGAACCACGCTCTTCGACCTCTGCTTTATACATCAAGCCCACCACTTGCCTGAAGGCCCTTGCCCTTTCGTCCATTGAAAGACTATCCCACCAAGCTTGGTCTTCAGCCCTCATGGTTTGATCGCTTTCGTTCCACGCCTGACGTAGAGCTTGTAGCTCAGGGGAATTAAGCCAGTCCATCAGCGATGAAGCCTTGTCTTGAGTTGAAACCACTTTTCCTTTTCTGTTTCAAAGTAATCTAACCATGAATCAATGGCAGCATCAATGGCTTCTAGTGCTTTCTCTGCGCCGTCGTCAGGGCTGCTGACCAGCTCTTGTAGTGCTTCAGCAATGGCATCCACTTGCGCTTTGTAATGGTCGTCCATGATCCATGAAGCGTGACGCCTTAGCTTACAGCACTTCTCGCCAACCAAGCAAACCAGTGGCGCTTTCAGCGCTGCCTGCCAAAGGCATCTACGGCGCCACTGTCAGCCCCTTGCTTTAGCAATTGTCCGCGATGGTCAGCTTGAATGGCGGTTTCAAACTGCTCTCCACCTCGAACTACTTGGCCCATTTTATTTAGTCGCCTTTTTTATATCATAGCCGCAATGAGCTTCGCCATATTCCATTGCTAGCGCGTCAAATGCAGCTACGACGCTTTGAGGAGCATAACCACAGCCCAGCATGAATTGGTAGAACTGGCGCGTCAGGCCAAAGGCATTTACTTCTTGGCATTGATGAATAATTTCTTGATAGCCAGCAGTATCGCTTGTTGCCTCGCTGCAAGAGAAACGATGGGAAAAGGAATAGGAATTCGTGAAAGCCATGGCAAAGAAAAAGGCCAGCCCGTAGGCTAGCCTTGCATCATGCGACTGTCAACCGCGCCCTTGCCCTCTGGTCGGCTTCCTGCCACGTCTGCGAGGACGAGAATGCTGCCCTTGTCCAATGGAAGTGGTCTTCGGGGGGCCGGGCTCATGCTGACGTTTAAGGGCGGCACTGCCGCCTTTGGTTTTGACGGCCATTATTTGCCCTCACCATCGCTTTCTTCTTGAGCAGGTTCCTCTTCAGGAGCATACTCAAGAGAGTCAAGAGCGGGCTGGAGCATGCCAGCAGCAGCGTTGATCAGTGGACCGTCGCCAGTCAGACGGGCGCTGACATAGGAATTAATGGCAGCGATAAGTTCGCTTTTTTTGCAGGTCATAAAACAGCAACACGTTCAGTTTTTTATTGTACAAGAAGCTGTTTCTGCTGGAATGCGGTTATCAATACATG